CCGCCTGGAGGTCCAAAGGCGAGGTGTAAGTCCTGATAACGAGGATGGGTGAGTCTGTTCTTAATGGAGAGCAGGAACTTTTGTGCCATAGCCTGAGTCTTGGATACAACCAAGATTCTTATATTTGGGTTACGGCAAATCTGGTAGAGCGCGTAGTTGACGGTAATGGTCGTAGACTTAGCGTGCTCAGGTGGGGTATTGACAATAATTAAATCTTTATCCCCAGGCTCATAGATGATGCTAGGGTGTATATCGGAGGGGGGTGTACCCTCCAGTAAATCAATCCAGTGCTTTTGATGGGTAAAGACTTCTACCCCAAGGTACTTAGATGAGAACTCTGGGAACGGTGGCACCTCTACGGTACCTGTCTGTAGTTCGCCACGGGCGGTCATAGACCGCACCTTGTCTATCTGAGTACGGAAGGTCTCATCGGTCTTACGGTAGTATTCGTAGGTCTTGACGGACCGACCGACCGCATCCATAGCCTTCTGGACAGAGTAGCCTTCCATAAGGAATTCAATGATTTGCTTTTTAATAGCATCCGCATTTTTAGTTTGCGAGTTAATTCTTTTTGTTTCCATAGGCATAGTAGCGATTCCGCTTTATGTTAGAATCGCAGTTTATCCTTTCCTAACCGTAGGCTGTAGCCCTAGCGGAAGCCGTAGGTTAGGGCGTAATGTAGGGGCAGCCTCTGGGCTGCCAATGCTTAGCGGTAGGGCGTAATAACTAAAGCCCTACACTATAGTATTAGGTGTCCAAAGGACACTAATTGGACATCTTTTTTTAATATATTTTTTGTTATATATGCCACTGTACTAAAAGTGCTGGTCAGAACCCCCTCCCCTATCAAACTTATGTGACTACATACATATACACACTGTCGCACGCATATTTAAAAACCCTGGGTTCGCTCCCTGTCGTTCGCTCCCCTAATAAACACTCTGCCCGCTTTGCTGTCCCGCTTTGCTTGCCTGCTTGCTTGCTTTGCTTTGCGGGTTATCACTTAACGCGGCGACTACTAGAACAGCGCGCCCTCATTCGCGGGGGGGATTCGGGGAAGCATGAGCGCGCTTGCTTGCTTGCCTGTCTCACTATGCGAGACGGCTAAGCGTGTGAGCGTGGCAATGTGATGTTCCTCACAATGTCCGAATTGCCCGCATTATCCTATTGACAGCCTGCCCGCCCCGCTTGTACCTTGAGGGTATTAAGTCACAAGGGCTTAAGACACGACAGGAGATAAGACCATGACCGCAACAACAGCAACCAAGGCAACAGGCAAGGCAAGCAAGGCGGAGGCACTCTCAACGCTTACCAAGGCGCTTGAGCAGGCTCACGAGGTTATTAAGACAGAAACAGGCGCACCCCGCGCAACTTTGCTAGTGACCCGCAACCTCAAGGGCGCAAAGGGACATTTCACCCCTTACACCCCTTGGCAAGCAGGCGAGGAATCTTTCAACGAGATTGCTTTCAACCTTGAACATTTCACAACACCAGAAGAACTACTTTCAACCCTGCTCCATGAGGTGGCTCACTCAATCAATCACATGAATGGAATCGAGGATTGTTCTTCGAATCAATATCACAACGCTAAATTCAAGGCTCAAGCGGAGGCGTTAGGGCTAGAAACTCACGAGATTAAGGGCAAGGGACACGCCTCAACAACTCTCACCGATTTTGGTGCTAAGCGTTGGAAGAAAGCCCTTACTATCCTTTCAAATGCTTTTGACATCACCGCCCTTGGTGGCGAGCAGGCTAAGAAGAAAGGCAGAAACACCAACCTAATCAAGGCAATGTGCGAATGTGAGAATGTAATCCGACTTTCTCGCGGTGTCCTTGAATCTGGCGTGACATGTAACCAATGCGAGGAAATCTTCAAGGAGGCATGACTTAAGACAGAACGCCCCCGCCCGATAAGTCGGCGCGAGTTCACGACTCACGGGGGCACGATGTGAGCAGAATCACACCGCTAAATGCTTGACACGCATGGCGCGAGGCGATTGACTTACACCAAGCAAGAAACCAAGCGGGAAAGTATCCCGTTAGGTATTAAGACAGGGGAAAAAAGAATGGCAACACGAAGCACAATTGGAATCAAAGAAGGCGACACAGTTCGCGCAATTTACTGCCATTGGGACGGATACCCAAGCGGTGTCGGACTGGGCTTGATTGACAACTACAACAGCAAGGCACAGGCAGAGGAACTCATCGCGCTAGGCGGTTTCTCCTCACTCATGGAGACACTAGAGGAGACAAAGGCTGGAGCCTATAACAATGACAGCGACAAGGCACGCACCTTTAATGGCGTTCAAGATTGGCTGGACAATTTCAACGCAGGCGAGGAGTATGCCTACCTTTACGAGGAGGGCAAGGGCTGGGTTTATTTCGCAGACTTTGACGAACACCTACCAATTACGCTAAAGCGCGAGAAAGATGTGGCTTAAGACATGACAACTTTCACATGGGTAGAGTGGATAGAAGCGCATGAAACCGAGTTCGAATACTACTGGACAAAAGAAAAAGGCTGGACAAAAAAAGAAGTTAATCCTCATTATGTATTAAGAAAGGTAAATAACAAATGAAAATTACTTTCAACCTATACAGCGCAAGCGGTCTGGAATCTAAGAACACACTCAGCGCAGAAAAGTTCGCAGAGTTTCGCAAGATAGCCGAGAGCCTTAAGCAATCGGTAAGAATTGTGAGTGTGTCTTAATACAGATGTGAGCAAACTCACAGCCTCAATCCTTGAGAAGGCGCGGTGTTCATGGCACCATTGAGGCACAAGGTAAGGCACACCGCCCACCTTAGACAGGAGAACAGAACATGGCACACAAGTACAGCATAGAGATACTACACGAACCAAGTTTCGAGAGTATCAACTACGAGTTTTATTCTGCCGATGAGATGTCAGCAGATGAAATCTTTCAAGAGTTCACCGCCCAACTTTCAATCATTCCAAGCAGCGAGGAAGTTGATGCCGAGATGTGCGAAAGTTGCTCAGAATGGACAGAGAACTATCAACAGCGCGAGGATAACGGACTCACCCTCTGCCCTAAATGCTACACGCTGGAAGGGTAGTGACTTAAGACATGAAACTTACACGCAAAGGCAAGCAAGTCAGAGCCATAGTTATTTATGTCTTAATACTTATTGGATTGTTCAAGGTTTCTTATGACCAAGGCATCTGGGATACGCCAGAGTCATGCTTAGTTGAGCAAGTCAACTGCCCCGAAGGGTACCCACTGCCATGAGCGACCAAGATTCTATTTCATGGGGCGAGTTAGCCGAACTTACCCACGCCACACAGGTTGAGCGCTTTAACTGGTGCTCATGCGAGGAGCAGGAGTATTTCCCTTACGCCGACTGTCCTAAGACAGAACCAATGTGCGGAGATTGCTTGCGACCATTGACCGACTGCCACCATGGAAAGGAGATAAAGAGATGAGTCTTAAGACAGAACTAACCAAGTGTAAAACTTGTGATGAACAGATTGACCGAGCCGAACATGACTGCGATTACTGCGAGGATTGCTGCCATGAATTACAAATGAGTTGGCAAGTTGATGATGTGTCTTAATACAGGTGACCAACATCACATCGCAAATGCTTGACACCAACAAACCAAACCGATTAACTACGACTACCAACTACGACAGGAGAAAACAAATGACCACATGGACAGTAGTAACAGAGGTTGACAGCGAGGTAGACCCAGCCACCTTTAGTTATGTGAACGGGACACGGCTTATCTCATCAGTTCTTAAGACAGAAACAACAGCCACCATACAGGTTGAGATTAACAAACAAGAATTATGGGATGCCGTCTTTGGTTCAGCCTTTGATTCTTTTGGTAACCACTGGTACGAGGTTGAGTTCCTTGATGACACAGATTGGGACAAGATAGGCAAGGTGCGCCTCGTTGCCATTGACGAGATAACTTTACTTAAGACAGAAAAGATTGTCGGTATTGAGGAGTTACTTAAAGCCTTACCAATAGCCAACACACAGGTGTACATGGACTTGTACGACTTTGATGATTACGATGCCATTTGCGGTGATGCCGTACTACAGGTAGCCGTACTTGGCGAAGTGATTTACGGTTAGTTATTAAGACATGAACTCAACCGAACGCAAACAAATCCAAACCATGATAAAGAGAGCAAGGTCACAAAGAAACGCCACTACCAATAACGAGGACTTTGATTACTGGCAGGGCATACTTGAACAGTGCGAAAAAAAACTAACGACAGGAGAAAAGCAATGAGAAGTTACAAGGTTACTATCGAAGTGGATTACATCGTTAAGGCATCGAGCCTTGCCGAGGCAATGGAACTGGTACAAGAGGACAGCGAACACCCATTGGTGGGTGGCAACGAACTTGGTTACTGCCATGATGTCAGAGTTATTGGCGGAACTATAGAGGACTCACTTAAGACAGGAGATAAGTAATGCCAGAGTATCTAGTAGCACTATCGTCAGAACGATTGCTACGCATAACAGCAGCAGATGAAACAGAAGCACAAGAGAAGGCAGAAACAAAAGCAAACAAAGATGGCAACTCATGGTCAGCGATGAACGCATGGCTAACAAAGACAGGAGAAAACTAAATGAGTGAACCAATGTGGCTAGACGGAGATGATGTAGCACTGGGTATCAACCAAGCATGCGATGTATGCGAAGCAAAAGATAATGAGTCGCATTGCGATTGCGGTCACTGCGATTGTGGAGAACCAGACCCCGACCGATTACACGATGAGATGGGAGAACAGTAAATGACACACAAGATTATGGTTGGTGCTATGGATAAGGGAGTCACAGCCTATGACAAGGACTTTGACCTCACCATTGATGGCGTAGAGGTACGAGTTATCCTACATTGGGATGACCTTGATGGCTACGAACTTACATGGCTGGACAAAGAAGGCAGATTCATTACATCACCCGATTGGCTTGATGAAGTACATGATTTCTGTCTTAAGTTAGATAACACTGAGCCACACAGCAAGGTGTTGTTATGACAATCTTAATGCCTTGTTTGAAGTGCGACATCATGGTAATAAACCCCAAAGTTATGAACTACATGCTTGAGATGTGTGATGTTTGTGTCTTAAATCACAATGAACTATCCAACCAAGCCATAGATACATACCTACATGAGAAGGCAGAGGCAAAACTAGATGCTCAATTTAAGAATCATTCATCCACACGCTAGATTATGGATAATTACAGCAATAATCTTGGGACTAATCTTAGTTCTTAAGACACCAACTGGGCAACAGTTTGTATCACCACCACAGGGAAAAGTGATTGCTTACTATCATAACGATTACCAACGCTACGCCATTGACCAACTAACCAAGCAGGATAACCTTGAACAATACCCATGCCTCTATGAACTCTGGACTAAAGAAAGTCTTTGGAATCCAAAGTCATTAAACAAATCAAGCAAAGCCTTAGGCATAGCACAACTACTACCTAGTACATGGAAGTTAATTAAAGTTAAGCCAACCATCAACGGCTATGAGCAGGTGGATGCTGGACTTAAATACATTGACAGACACTATGGCAAGGGCAATATCTGTAAGGCATACGCGCACCACTTAGCAAAGAATTGGTATTAAGACATGAAAAATAATAGACCAGAGTTTCATAAGATAGTCAGTGAAAACTCTAGTAAGAACCGCTACAACAAGGGGCTAATAAGTTTTGTGTTGAAGTACCGACCTAGCATCTGGTCACAGGCTGCTTGCCAAGGCATAGATACCGAGGTGTTTTACCCTCAGCAGGAGTTGTTCACCCGCGAGGAGGAAAGCATGTTCGAACGCATGTGTAGCGAGTGCCCGATTATGATGGCTTGCCTTGAGTGGGGATTAGCCCATGAAAGATACGGGGTGTGGGGCGGGACAACACCACCCATGCGACACAAGATACGCCGACAGATTGGTTGGGGTTTGACAGAACCTAAGCATGGCGTTTAGTATTATCTGGTACACCAGCCCCTATGAAGGGGAAGCGTAGAGGTTGGTGTACATAGAAAAGCCCAGCGGTACTCTCCTGTCCTGCTGGGTTTCTCTATGTATTAAGTCAGATTACTTTTCTAATCCCAGTTCCATCGCAAGCATAAAGACTTCATCAGTTAAGTCATCAATAGTTCCATCGTTATAGATAACATGATTAAACATGTAGTTATCCATAGCATGCTCGCTTGTGTGTCCATTAGCAGCGCTGTGATTGTGTCGGTTGATACGCCAGACAAAGCCACCTAATTTTTTGATTGCCTCTGCCTCATTAGGAAAACGAACATCACTAATTACAACTTTATCTTCATAGTTTAATTCATCCATTAACATCTTGACCCACACCTTATCGCCAAACATCTTGCGACCAACCTCAGTACCCATTACCTGTAATAGACGGCGAACTTCTGGATTCTTTTTAGCAACTTCCCATCCGTAATCTTGTATTAAGTCAGATATGTGAGTGATGCTATCCAACTTAGGGTTAAGAGTTAGTAACGCTTGGCGTATTGGGTCAGCAAAAGAACGCCGTTTGTATTTGTAATTAAGACATAACAATTCAGCAACTGTATCTTTACCTGACTGTGCGTACCCACTCAATCCAATAATCATTTAACACCCCACCAAATACCAATGGCTAACGAACCAAGGTAAATCTCAAAACATTTTAGATTCTTGTAGTGAACTGCGCCAATACAAAACATGCGCCAATTAAACTCATGTGTGACTATCATTCCTGCTCCTTGTCTGGTCTGCGGTATCTGCGGTTGTTCCATTGTGGTTGTTCGCCACCTAGTCTATCTTGTAACTTAGTAAGCGCACGAGATACACGCTTGCGTACTGCCTCATCACTAATCGAATACTCAATAGCCAAGGCATCTACATCGGTACCACCATTGGCAAACCTACGATTAAGCAACAAGTTGTCTTGTTCATTTAGTTTCTTAAGACCGAAAGACACATCGCTTAACATAGCCTCACGATTCATGCCTTCACTTGGCTTGCTTGAGGTAGAGATGAACTCATCCTTGGGCGCAGATGATACTGTCCACTGCTCATAGTTCCATACATCTTTGAGTAACTCTTGTAAGATTTCATGCGTGTAATAGAAAGCATCCGATGGTGATGATTTAGTTTTATGCGCCCTCTCTTTAGCAGCATACTTCTGTGATTCATTATTAAATGTGCGCTTGAGTTTGAATACGAGTGAGTCTTGCCCTGCCCACTCCTCAATTTTGTGCCAATGTTCCAGCGCCCATAGGTTTAGGTGTTGGTACACATCGTCAACGGTAACTAAATGGCGATGGATACGCACACATCTAGTGGCAGATAAGCGGGCAATTTTGTATACTTGCTCCCACAATAAATCTTTCTCGTCACTCATTCTTCAACTGCCTCATTGCCTCTAGTAAGTTATCAACTGTAATGAGAAACCCCTTGCTTTTATTCGGGGGAATGTTACAGGTAATCTCTTTGCCAAAGTTTTCTATTGCGTAGTGTACATGGTCGGTAGGTACCATGAGTACCCCCTTTTCCAACACGAACGCCCAATACGCTGCCTCAGTTACCATTAAACCTGATGGTGCCCAAGATTCTGTCTTAAGAAACCAACACTCAACTTCTATGTATAGATTGTCAGTCTTGTTCCACTTTCTGTCCCGCTTAACTTCAATTGTCTTGCCACCAGTGAGTAGTTCTTCAACTAAAAACTCACCCTTCCTACCGTATCCAAAGTCTAGGTCGAACGATGAGTTCTTAGCCATGTATTAGCACGCCGACTCGCTTTCGCAAACCGTCTGCCCCTTCTGCTAGGTAGACATCGTTAACATCCTGACCCTCAGGCATGAACACAGGGAATACATTGTCTAGTTCTCTACTTAGATTCTTAGCCATTTCCCTGCCAGCGTTGTCCCCATCGCAGAGCAGAATTACTTTGTTCCAATCAGCAAGTACTCGTGAGTAAAAAGGTTTCCAGTTGTTAGCCCCTGGCAAACCAACAGCAGCGAAGCCCGCTTGTGTTGCTACTACTGTGTCAAGTTCACCTTCACATACAACCAAGGTGTCATCGTCTTTGTTTAATGCGTTGATATTAAAGATGTGAGTGGTTGCTCCAGGTCTTGACATGTACTTAGGTCCAGGAGTATCAGGACTTAAGGCACGAAAGCGTATGTCAATGGTTCCAGCAGGTGTTAGGTAGGGAATAGATAACTTACCGATGTATGGCTCGTGTCCTATCTCAGGATTCTTTACGAAGCCGAGGCGAAACATACGCGCTGTCACCTCTGTTATACCGCGACTCTCCAGATACGGAAGAATCTCCTCTAGGTTTTGAGCGTAACTCTCCGTTGCTCTCTCCAGTAATTCTCTCTGCGATTTGCTTAGCCTCATTGAATGTAACTCCTTCTTTTTTCATAATAATTGAGTAGACATCGCCAGCCATGTCGCAGCCGAAGCATCTGAACCCACCGTTTTGTGTATTAAGACGGGCTGATTTAACTCTATCACCGTGGAACGCACAGCGCACAGTCACCCAACCCCTTTTATTTTGGGGCACATCAAAGCCGTAATGTTCTAGTACTTTTCCCAAGTCATGCTTAGAGTTTTGCAAGAGCATCACTAAGCCTTTGGACTACATAGGATTCCTCAATGCCCTTGTTAGATGCCTTGATAATTACCAATGGCGTAGGTGCCACCTTTAATTTCTTAGCAATGCGGTAGTTCTCAGCCTCAACTAAAGCCTCACGAATCCACCCAGACAAATCAATCTTGCCATCCCTGCGTGGAGCCTTGGCTTCTATAACATAGATGTCGTTTACTGTCTTAAGAAAGACATCACCTATGTCGTTGCGACCAGCACGAGGTAAGCGTTGAGCATCGTATTCTTTTTCTACTAAGTGGTCAGCCAAATCAATCTCAAAGGCTGCACCTCTACGCTTGTTACTCGCTTGTTGTGTTACCATTAAAATAATTTGCCTTCCTCTGTTGAAGAAATCCATACGATGCAATCATTATCGTTAATGTTTTTTCTTGTGCGACCTGAATCAACAATGAACCCATCTTTTAATAATGTCATGCGAGTTGGGCGTACAGTATTGCCATTGAGACTTAAGAAAGATTCTATCTCTTGGTCTGTTGCCCCATTAAAACCTTGCAGTTTAATAAACTCGTAAACTTTTGCACGCCAAGAACCAGTACGCGGTAATGCTTTTAGTGCAGCAGTTCTTGATGTATGCCTTGCTGCTTGTGCAATTATTACTGTGTTTCTATTAACCTTGTGGTCCATTGTTGTTCTCCTGATTCGCTGCTGCTTGTGCTGCTTGCCAGTACAGTGCATAGTAATTCTCATCATAAGCAAATCGCTTCATGTGTTTAGCAATAGCACCAGTGTGTGCGTGTACTGGCACACCTGCTGCCTTTAGTTTGCGGAAGAACACAATGTCCTCACCTACAAACTTCTCGCCTACATTCTCAATCTCTGCGAACATAGACTGGTCTGGAAACTTCTGTCTTAATGCAGGTACCACTGATTTATGCATCAGCGTAAGCCCAAGCCCAGCACAATCAACCTTAATGATTTGGTCTTTAGGTAGTGGGTGCTTGTACTTAATCTCAAACTCATTAGTACCTTCATCAAACAAAGCAGGCATAGGCTGCATCAACGATGACTCCATCTGCTTAGAGATAAAATACACACCGCTTACAACTGGGCGAGCAATCTTGTCTGCTGTATTCCACAGTAGTTCAAGGATGTCAAGGGTTAGCACGATGTCTGAGTCAACCCATAGCAACCAGTCTGTCTTAATACTATCTGCCCACATGTCGAACAAGGCTTGGCGTTGGCGACCAATCTGATTACCCTGTACACGCACCGCGTTGTGGATACCAATGCCACGACTTGGTGCTGTGATGGTGGTGTACATCAAACCTTCGGTAAACTTACCATCAGTTAATCCATTGTCACACCAACCAATTGATAATGTTTCTTTACTGCTGTGTGCCATCCATAGCCTCGCTCTCATCAATAACTTTTAAGGCACTCTCGCCCATGATTTTAAAAGACTCTGCTAGATTTATTAAGTTCATTGCTATATCTTCAACACATTCTGGACCATGATGCTCCAATAAATGTTTAGCAAACTGGCTTACATAATCAGCAAACTGAATAGAATCTAACCAAATACTATTTGGGTCATACACCTGCCGTGATGCTTCATTTACTTGTTCAAGTACATTGGGCAACTCAGCAATGATGATGTCCTTAACTTCCTGAGGTACCTTCAACCTGCTCAGCACTGCTTCCATTCGCTCTGGTGTAAGTAACAATTCCTCCGTCAATGTAAGATTGATATTCTTCTTCCGTGAGGTCTTGGAACCTACCAGTTTCTTTATTCTTCCAAACAAGTGCCCTCCAACCAGCGGTGTATGTAAGTGCGCGTGGCATCAACATGAGTTGTGCCTTTATGTCAATCAAAAAGTTGTCTGTCTTAATAACAAATTCATCTTTAACTTCTGAGGCTGGTACTTCACCAGCATTTTCTACAACTGATAACTCCCAAGGGCTATCAAGTTTATCTATTAACATTCCACCCATTTTATTCTCCTAAGGTTGTCCTACATCTAATACTTGCATGCTTGCGGGGTCGTATGAAAGCCACACTGGTGTGCCACCATTTGCATCAGCGGGTCCGTAACGATTCTTAACAGCACACACACCCATCGTAGAAATCTGATTAATAACTGTGAGGATAAGCGATGGTGTCTGTGCGACCTTGCCGTGTAATGCTCTTTGTGGAGGGCAAGGGTTACCAGCGACACCCTCCGATGTGTGGTGACAAACCACTACTGCAGCGCCAGTTTCCCTTGCCCACCATTTAAGTTCCTTCATTAGAGTACGCAACCCGCCAAATTCATCTTGCGACTCCATCGTTACATCAACGGCGTTGTCTAATACAATCAAACGCACATCTTCACCAAGGCGCTCTCTGGTTGCGAGTACGGCATCCTCAATATCTTTAAGCGTAGGTGATGAATCAAACTCCCAATAGATGTGGTCAGCAGGCTTGAGCATTTGTGCTGCCCAATCTCTGTCCATTTCCATTAGAGGTTCGACTTCTGCCTGTTGCTTCCCAGTCAACAAAGCAAGAAGTCTAAGACTCATTGTGTGTGAATGTGTATCAGCGCTGATGTATAGCGTAGGAACTTTTGCCCGAACTGCCAAGGACAGAGCAAGCGTTGACTTGCCTGCCCCTGGCGGTCCAGCAATCATGCTTACCTCGCCGTAACGGATTGCTATTTGTTGAGCAGCGAGCGAGTGCCACACAACAGGAAGTGTTGCACCCCCTTGTGATGCTGTCTTAATAGCACGGCTGAGTAGGCGCATCTGTTATGCAGGTACCTTATTTTGGCAAGCCTGTCCCTGAGGCTTAGGACATGCATAAAACGCCTTGTATGGGCGACCTGTAGCCTTAGCAATACCTGCTGGTACATGGCGCATCTGTCCACCACCACATGAGCAATCAGGGATAGCACGAGTAGGTGAGTAACCCGCTGGTGCTGCTTGCACTGGTGCTGGGTGTGACGGAGCAACTGCTGCTACTGGTGTGTGGCTAACAATTTCTGGCTTAAGACCACCATTAGTTAGAGCACAGATAGCATCAATAGATGATTCTAAATCAGCAATTGATGCAATGCGTAATGTCAAACCATCAAGTGCTGCATCTAGTTCAGCATCTGATGTTGCGCGGATGTTTAGTAAAGTACCCTTAGGTGTCTTTACATTTACTTGGTATAGCGATTCAGTCATTTGGTTCTCCTATAGGTATCTCTGGATAAAGGTGTGAGTCTTTGCCACCCACTGCATAACATGATGAGTTTACGGAGCATGTGCCACACATAAACCCAGTTGATGGAATAAAGATTTTGTTACTTACTGCTATCTCAAAACCCTTAGCCCATGAGCCGAGGCGTGCCTCAGTAAAGCGCTCAAGACTAACAGGAGCAGTTAATTCTCCTGTGCGTGCCATGAAATAACTGCCAAGTTGTGGGCGAATACCAAAGGTTTTCTCCACAAGGACTGCATAGATACCAAGTTGTGTCTGGGACTTAGGTTCAGCCCCTGTCTTAATATCTACAATTACCAACTCGCCAGTAGGCGCAACCATTATGCGGTCAAGGAACGCTTTAATGTTTACGCCGTTGATTTGTTGATTCATTTCAGTTTCAATAGCGGGTATGCCAGCGGGGGTTTCCCAAATGTGCCATCCACTATCTTCACGGAACTGCATCCATGATTCCACCATGCGTGGACCTGCAGCCAACCACCATTCAGCATCTTCCTTATTAGGAAAAGCCTTGGTAGCACGACCACCAGCACGCCAAGGCATACCGTTGTCCACCATCTTGTAGTTATGTTCCCATCGTTCTATGAACATAGCAGTTGGGTCGAAACCCTCAGGCTTGATGTCATAGATTTCTGTGCACTCATGTACAGCCTTACCACCAGCAAGCCAGTAGGAAGGTGACTCTGCTACATTTTGTACACGGGTGAGGTAGTACTGCCATCCGCACCCAAGCCATGTTGACATGGCGGAGTGGGAGATGTAGTTCTTTCCCGTAACTTGTTCAAGTGTCATTGTTTCTCCTTCAATAGGGGAGACTACTACGCAATGTCTGCTCTATTGTGCGACACGCCGAAGTGAATAACAAACATGTAATTCAATTTGTGTGTACACTGCTGTTCGTGTTCAGCATATTAAGTAGAGGACTAGCGAGGCTCCAACGCCGAGCAGTGGTTAAGGATAGCAGAATTGATTTGCGTAGCCTTGGTCCTATCCATGTGTGCTCGTGTGGCTCCCGCTTATTTAAAGTGGGATGTATGTTTGAAGATGGTGACATCAGTATGTGGTTTGTAAATGCTGAGTGTGCTGAATGTGATGCACTTGTTACTGTACCTACTCCAGTGGATGTCATAGCATGAAAGTAATTATTTTTTTTGTGGCTTTAATTGTGAGCAACATCACTATGTTTAAAATTGGTTTTACTTATGGTATTAAGACAGAACAGCGTGCTCGCCTACGCAGACTTAATACATTAAAGAAGTTATTAAATGGCAAAGTATGATTACAAATGTGCCGTGTGTGGTGGCGTTCAAGAAATAGATAAGCCAATGGGTAGTGACTGGTCACCTTCTTGTTGTGGTGAAGTCATGGGTCAGGTGTACTCAGTAATACCTGTTAAGTTTAATGGCAGTGGCTTCTACTCAACAGGCGGATAAAGCAAAAAAGCCCCCCGCATAAAGCGAGGGGCTAATCTGTTAGGTTACTAAAGGTTACTTCTTGGTTGGGAATGAATCCTTTGGGTTTGCCCAACGCATAAGGATAGGCAACACAGATGCAATGCCAGCCTTAACATAATCAGAAGGGGCTGTTGCTCCTACTGCATAGGCTGTTGTTGCACCAGCAACAAAGGCACGAATGTATGTGCCAGCAATACTTGAGATTTGTTCTTTGAATTTAGGGGACATTACTTACTCCATTTCGGTCTGCCAAAGCCCACAATAGTAGCCGTGAGTTTGCGCTTGTTATCTTTCTTATAGGCACGGATACGCTCCGCTACCTGTCCACCATTGGCTTGTGAGCCTTTCTTTTTTTCAGGTGAAGTGTTGCCTTCAATAGTAGTTACTGTGCCATCAAGATTATCTTTGAGCACAATACCCACATGTTCCACTGGTGCTCCGCCTTCTACGAAGTCAAAGAACACAATGTCGCCAGGCTTTGGCGATGCAGTCGCTGCATTGTTCCAAGCACCTATTCCTTTGAATCCTTCAACTCCGCCAGGAGTCCAGACCACATTAGGAATTTTTAGTTTTACTTGCGCTGCACACCACATGACAAACGAACCACACCATGGTTGAAAGTTATGCTTAGTGAAAGCACCGTACTTTGTTTCGTTATCTTTTGGACCTTCAATAGTTCCAACCTCAGCCTTGGCTATGGCTAGAAAATCATCTATTTGGCTCATGCTTCCACCTTTGATTTCATTACTTCAACATCAATTTTTATTTGTTGTTGGTTTTCAATTAGTTGGTCAACTTTATTTATTAAGCCAGTATGCCCATCGTTATACAAGGCATATTCAATCCTATTTAATTTATCTTTAAGTTCTTCCGTATACTTTAAGATAGTGTGTCTTGCTATTATTCCTACACCAGCAAGCAGCGCTACAATAACAAAGAAGTAAGAATAAACAATAGTGGCTGTGTCAGATGACATTGGAAGGTTCCCCTTATACGACAGTGCGAGCGATGATTTGGCAGATGCCGCCAAAGCCTGAGTAGTTACGAGCAGATGGTGTAGCACGAGTGAATGTAATTTGTTCAATCACACACTCAACAGGTTCTCCACCAGCGGTAAAGTCCTGAACAATGATTGTTGCACCAATACTTTCAACTGTTTCAAGCGCAAACAAACGCTCACGAGCGTAGCCTTCGTAGCCAATAATGTTTCCAGTCTTATCTGTTTCTTTATCAAACATAAAGACAGGTATCTGTAGAACACGAGCACGGGTAGGTGAAGGCAAAGCCTTAACTGCTAAGCCCACTACTACTGGACCAGTGGTTGCATCAGTTGAGTTGCGGTATAACTCTAATTTAAATGCAGCATCTGGGTTAATACCTGGGTAAGAGTTTTGTAAATCTATATCCGCAGCCGTGCTGTTGCCCTCAAAAATTGTAGTAATAATTTCATCAGAGTTGTAATTCATTTTGTAGATTTCAATGTCGCCATTGGCTTCATCGTTTACAGTACGAACGCGCACGCGCTTCCATGCTTTATTCTCCATGGTGTCGTAACGAATCTTACCGCCGCGGATTACACCTGACTCAACTAGGTCAGTGGCATGTTCCATCCATACACCTGAGCCATTGATAGAGAAAACAACACGGCTTGGTGAATCAAAGATACGAATAGATTGTACGCGCCCACTTATAGCATCGGCATATACATCTGTAGCACGGGCATATACACCTGTTGAGATAGGTTGGGCATATCCGATAAGGGTAATAGGTTGGGCTAAGTTAATGCGGGTTGTTCCTGAGTTTCCATTTACTCCGCCAGTGTTGCCAGCCCACACATAAGAATCGCGTGCTTCAAAATCATAGACACCATCTTCATCGTGGTAAACAAGTGGACCATAAGTTAAGTCACCGTTGGTATCTGATGTTGCAATGCGAGCGCCTTTGCTAGTGCCAAGCATGATGTATGTGCCAAGGTATCCATACAAAGATGTAATAACTTCGCCTCGTGGTAAGTTGGCTACAGTTACAAGGGTGCCAAGTGCACCAGTATTATCTACCTGTAGTTTAAATAATGCAGAGTGTTCACCAGCGTTGCCACCAATGTAGATAGATGTGATTGCTTCTGTGATACCAGTCCATACCCAGTTCTTTGCAAGGGTAGTTGAACCATTGATAGCAGTAAGAGTGGAAGTAAGAATGGCAGCACCGCTACCTTTGTTTGGAAAGGTAAGGTCATAGGCTGCAGATAATCCATCTGTGTATGTAACTGCTGCAATCACGCGAGACTTAACATATTTTAATTTAACAGATGATGGTGTCTTGCTCCATGTATAGGCAGCATGTACTGCACCGCTTGTCATGTCAATGTCATAAACCGTTGTATCATTAGACACATAAAGAGTCTGACCATCAGAAGTTTGTGAAAGAATTGTTTTACTGCCAAGGTCAGCATAAGTAGCAAATGCGGTGGATGTACCAGCAGTTGTTATCTTATAGATTGCTGTGCCTGCTGCGGTATAAGGTGCTTCGTTAACTGCAAAGATTTTATTTGTTACTGAATCATTACCTGAGGCAAGTGTAACTTTGCCAGAAAATGCTTGAACAAGTGTGGTCTTTTTAAGTAGGTTAAGTTGTCCTGGTGTCCAGACATCTATGCCATAGGAATCTTTAAAACGAAAGCGAACTTCGTTGTCGTTACCTTCCATAGGTTCAGTAAAGTTAATACCTTCACCGTAGTGCCAAGAAGATTGTGAACGAGTCCAGTAACCTGAGCCAGCCAAAGTGTGCTCACCTGGGTCACGCATCTGGTCTACGCGCTGAGCACGAAACTCTGCAGTCTGTCGCTTGTATGGTGTGTTGTCTGTGACAGCCATAATGAATGGCAGACCAGCAATAGCCACATCAAAGGCGTTAGCATTTAAGTCATAATAAGTAGACAAGCGCCCCGATAAATCAATTATCGTGCGCTCTGTAATGTCAGGTGCTCTTGATACCATGCCTACTCCTTAGTTATTTTCTGCCCCATTTAACTTTGTTCCAGATTCTTTCATGCCAGTAGTAGATACCAACCTTGACTACTGTTTCCCACATAGCAATAAATGCAGACAGGCTTCCCTTACCAGTAATAGCATAGGCAACAGCAAAGGAACTTAGTGTTCCAAAGATTCTATAACTTAATGATTTAGTAAATGAACGAGCCTTGGTTACTTTCACAGTCCCAACTCTTTTCTTTTCTGTGTAGCAGAAATAGATTGCAGTTCTTGGGAAAGTTCTACTTGTTCAATCTTGTATCCAACATCACGCCCATAAACTATGTTTGTAATGTTTGGAAACTTCACAACAAAAGATGACCGTTCTTTGGCTCGTATCCGAGTAGCAACTTCTTGATAAGGCAAAGGGTCTTTCTCGGAAGTTCCGTAAGTATCCCTAACGCCAATAACAACCTGTGCTGTACGCTCATGTGCCTTCTCCAATAGTGCGTGATGTCCCTCGTGCCATGGTTGATAACGACCAAGCAACAAAGTAGTGGGTGCTTTCCAGTCATGTAGTTCAGACTGAGCAATGATTAAATCTGTTTGACCCTTGCTGTCGTAAGACACAAAATGATAATCAAACTCAGTAGGTGTTTCCCAAAGTTTGTTAGTGTCCTCAAAGCGACCCTCGGTAATGGTGTCCATCCAGATACAGATGTCAGGCTTACCAAAGGCTGCGCGAGTAGCAGCGGTAGGGCAGATGAAGTCAACAACAATATCCAAGCCTTGGCTAGATAGCATCTTAGCCATCTCACCAAGACGGCGGGCATGTTCAACTCTATCCTCAGGCGTAAAGCCTAAGTCAGAGTTAATGGTTGCCCGTACATAATCAGCGTTTAAATGTACAGCGTTGATGCGGTCAGCCAAAGCAGTAGCAAGTGTTGTCTTGCCACTGCCAGGCAGACCAATGATTTGAATAATCATTTTGTCCACTCCGCTGAGTAATACAACTCCATGTCATTTGGCATTAGATTTTCAATCATTGCCTTTTCCTTTGGAGTTAAGTTGTCATACAGCAACTTAGAGTTTGGATTACTTATGTTGTGCGTAGTTGTTTCAAAGTACGGTTCACTCTCAGTAACGCCAAGGTGTTCACGCATAATGTTTAAACACTTCTTTGTTATCTCGTGTGACATTTCCTCTGTCTTGAATAGGTAGTCAACAGACTTGATTCGTTGCTTTGCTAAAAGCAAGTCCTCGTTAGACACGCTATCCTTTAGTTCATGTTCATCTATGTGAATCATGTATGAGTCACCACTGTATGAAACAAACTTTGTTTGATAGTCAATGATTCCTTTGTTTGGATTTTCAAATAAGAAATCAAGCATTTTCTTTTTCTCCACCTCTAAGTCAGCCGTTGCTGCATCAAAGGTGTTGAAGTAAATGTGTTGATAATGACTTACTGTTCTAGCCACAGGTTCTCTTAATGTAGAAAAACTTAAGATGTTCTTACCATCCAATGGTTTAAACGATAAGTGCCCGTGCCCATGCAGGATGTCACCGTATTGTTTACCGTTTATTACAAGTTCTTGTTCAAGGACTCGTACTGAATTGGCATAGAAAAACCTACCGCTAGTTTTGGGGATGTGAAAAAACCAAATAGGTTTTACCGTCTTGTTGCTATCCACTCCAAGTTCTCCTCATCCCATACCCAAACTGCGCCATTGTTGCCATACAAAAGTTCTGGGTGTATTTTAGGTGCAACCCAAAAGTATTTTGTTTCATCCCAAATCCATGAAGGATATGGTTGTGCTGGCATAAATCTTTCACCATTAAATACATTACCAATTCCATATACAGTATATTCTGGTGTAATTTTTATAGCAGTTAAATCTTGATTATTAAATGCAGTTTTTTGTGCATCTAAAAACGGTGTTATGTCTGTTGGTTCATCGTCAAAATAAATAATGTTTTCAACAATGTTGTTTGAATTAATGATTGCGTATTCCATAGTTATCTCCTTTAACCCACAATAGCAGCAATGCCAGTGTTACCAGTTCTACCTGGTTGCGCCCAAGTTGCGCCACCTCCACCGCCACCGCGTTGAATACCATTTTCATTTGCAGCAGCACTTAACCCGCCGCCGCTGCCATAAAGTCCAGCCCATGCTGTGCCATTATTGCCAGCATAAGAACCAGCACCACCAGATGGGATTCTAGTGTCAGTTCCTAAACCATAGGCTACGCCTAATTGTCCAGCACCAACAGCAGAACCGCCACCAGCGTTTTTACTACCGTTACTGCCCCAGTATCCGCCAGGACCTGGATACGCACCACCTGAGCCGTCACCGCCACCACCGCCACCTGAGCCACCTGCTCCTGTGCCTGAGCCTCGACCGCCATCTCCACCAGCACCAGAGGCAAGTGTTACTCCACCTCTAACCATAGTAGTTGCTCCGCCAGCATCACCATAAGCACTACCGCCACCGCCAAGGGTGACAACGATTGAATCTCCAGAGGTGCAACTTGTAGTTGCTGCTGTCAAACGCCCTGAACCGCCACCGTTGGCAACATTGCCAGAACTTCCCGAACCGCCTCCGCCGCCAATGGCAATTAAAGTAAATGTTGCAGTATAAGGAATTGTGTAAGTTGAACTGCTAGTAATAACTGTAACTGTTGGTGCTCTAAATAATGTTATCGGTGATGCAGCAGAACTAGAACTTCCAGATTTTGCTACATAAGTGAAATTGTATTGTGTTCCAGAAGTTAAACCAGTAATTGTACAACTTAGTGAAGTTGTTGTTGCTGTAGATACAACCGTTCCACCAGTTGTCGCTGCAGATACAACATAACTGTCAATAATAGCAACATTGCCAGAAGGTGAAACTGCACTAAATGAAACATTTGCAGTGGTTGTTAGTATTGCAGAAGTACCTGATGTGCTTTGTGTAACTGTAGGAGCAACTGTTGGAGCAGGTACTAATTGTGATGCAATAGAAACAAATGCACCACTAGTAGTGGTAGCAACTTCAAGAACACCTACAGTTCCATTAAAGTATGGCTGCCCAATTGCTGGTGCTGAAGGTCTACCTGCTGTAGTACCAAAAGAAATTGCTCCTGTTGATGATGCTGGAAATGTATTGATACCCATTACGCTATCTCCACTCCGCTAATGTGAAATGTAACTGCAGTTGTTGATGCAAAGCCTGTAATTGTTTTAGGCGTAGCATTGGCAGGGATAACTTGTTTGATGTCAAACCCAGCAAATGTGTTAGCAGCAATAGATACTGCTGGTACAAGCACTACTCCATCAATAGCAATAGTTGCTGTTGATGCTGAGGTAGCAGCATTAGCAATAACAATGTTTGTTACTACCGCCACTGCCGTTGTACTTGGTACTGTGTATAGGGTTGCACTTGATGTTGCTGCTGCTATACGAGCCAGCGCTTTTTGGTTTACAGCCATTAGTTACTGTAGCCTTTCTAGTAAGCGCCCATAAGGGCGAGGATGAGGTCATCATTGTGAGCAGAAATAGTTTCATAGGCTGCTAAATTAATTGCTGCCCATGAAGGTGCTGTTCCATCAGTAGTTAAATATAAACCAGCATTACCAGTTTGTAAAGGAAGTCCTGTGTAATAAGCACTAAATGTAATTGATGTAGTTCCAATAGTAACTGTTCCAACAGATGTATTTACAAAAGTTTTACCAGTGTTGATTGTACCGCCAGTTGTAAAAACAACATCGCCATTGGCAACTTCACCAGGAACGCTATTGTCATAATCTAAGGCACGAGTAAGAACTGCGCTAACTCCAGTTGTACCTGCAGTGGTTACTGTATAGATACCATTTTGTGTTTGTGTTGTTTGGTCTTTGATAAGAATACGATTGTTAAGTGCTGTTGTTACACCGTCAATAACAAAGGCACCAGTTGCTGTAACTGTAAGTGTTGCTCCAACACCAGAGGTACCATTACTATATGTAGCAGTAATGTTTGTATTTGTTGCAACAACTACTGGAGCATGGAAATTAGTACCAACTGTAACAGCATCTACATATTGCTTAGTAGCAAGACCTAATGCTGCGGTTGGGTCTGCTGTTGCTAATCCACTGCTAAGAGTAAGACCAGTTACTGTTGAGTAAGTTGTGCCTGATGCAAGTGTTGTGCTGCCAAGAGTAGGTGCTGTATAAATAGATGTAGTAGCAATTTGCACCCAAGCAGAACCTGACCACACATACATATTGTTAAGGCTTGTGCTCCAGTATGTAGCACCAACAATAAGAGCATTGCCTAAGTTATCAACTGTAGGTGCTGATGCCTTAGAACCAAGGTAACGCTGGTCATAGGCTGTGTAAGTTGTTGCTGCTGATGTAGCAGATGTGGCAGCCGATGTTGCTGAGGTGGCTGCTGCTGTCTGACTTGTTAAAGCAGATGATGCAGAAGTGGCAGCGCTAGTAGCAGAAGTTGCTGCTGCAGTAGCAGATGCTGCAGCACTGGTAGCAGATGTTGCTGCTGCAGTTGCTGAGGCAGATGCGTTACCAGCCTGAGTAGTTGCTGTGGCTGCAGAGTTAGATGCTGTAGTAGCAGAAGCAGCAGCGGATGTAGCCGAAGTCGCAGCAGCAGTGGCTGATGCAGCAGCGCTAGTTGCTGATGTAGCAGCAGCGGTAGCCGATGCAGAAGCAGATGTAGCACTTGTAGCAGCAGCCGTTGCAGAAGCAGCAGCACTTGTGGCGCTAGTTGCAGCAGCAGTTTGACTTACTAAAGCAGAGGCTGCAGATGTAACAGCATTAGCAGCCTGAGTTGTAGCAGTGGCTGCAGAGTTTGATGCTGTCGTTGCCGATGCCGCTGCGGAAGTTGCTGATGTGGCTGCAGCGGTTGCACTTGCAGCAGAAGCAGTTGCACTAGCAGCAGCGCTAGTTGCGCTGGTTGCTGCTGCGGTAGCAGATGTTGCTGATGCACCAGCAGAAGTTGCAGATGCTGTCGCTGATGTAGCAGCACTGGCTGCACTTGTAGCAGCAGACGATGCTGAGGTCGCAGCGTTGCCAGCCTGTGTTGTGGCTGTAGCAGCAGAGTTAGATGCTGTTGTAGCAGAGGCTGCAGCGCTGGTCGCGCTAGTAGCAGCAGCCGTAGCACTAGCAGCAGCGCTAGTAGCACTGGTAGCAGCAGCAGTCTGTGATGTTAACGCAGAGGAAGCACTTGTTGCTGCAGCACTGGCACTTGCAGCAGATGCTGTGGCACTTGCTGCTGCGCTAGTTGCTGATGTTGCTGCACTTGTTGCGCTTGTTGCTGCGCTTGTGGCAGATGTAGAGGCAGCGGTTGCTGAACCAAGGATTCCGTCAACATAAGCCTTTCGTGTTGAGTCATTGGCATTGACTGGAGCGCCTAAGCCAGTGACAAGGAATCCACCCGCTGCTAAATCAGAGCCAAGTGTATCGCTAGTTAATGTTGAACTTCTAACTGTTGAAGCAGTAACAGTGGCAGTAGTAATTGTTCCGCCAGAGATTGTTCCGCTTGAGTTATCAACAGTTGAACTAATAGATGTGCCAGTACCTAATGTCTTACGAGTAAGAGTTACAGCCTGGGTAGAACCAACTACTGAACCATCGCCCGATACAAGTCCGTGAACATGTGTGATACCAGCGCTTGAAAGAATAGCGGTGTCAGCATCATAACCACGCGCAGCAATGTGAGTTTGTTCTTCTTTGAAGTCACGAGCAGAAATACCATGGCGCACAGATGTACCAGCAGCATGTGCTACTGCAGGAGTATTGTCTTGTCCACGGGTAATAGTAAGAGTGGTTGAGGTAGCAGCGGTTACCGTTACAACTTCTTCTTTTGAGCCATCTGGGTCAAGAATAAGTGTGTAAGGAACTGTTGATGGGAAACCGCTGACAGATGCTACGGCAACGCTTGTTGTTGTATCGCCAGTTGCTGCTGATGAAATTGTGTTAACTAGCGTTGTCTGAATTGCAACGGCGGAAAAGTTCCGCTTTAGTACGCCTGGGTCTCCTGCTGCCATGTGGGTGCCTTATCTCTGGTAGTGTGAACGAACGGGGAATTGACGGCGCATGTTCTCCGCCACTTCGTTTAGACGAGTGTTGTATACATTGAATAAGAAGCGTGCTGCATTAGCACCGCTTCCTGCTCCACGCTGGTTGTCAAGAACATCTGCTTCTGCAGACAATGGACCCAAGCGTGCTGGGTCAAGGAAAGAAACCATACGGAAGGCTGCTCCATAAATTAGCACATCTTCTGCATACGCTGGCAAGCCAGTAACAGTTGACATCTCTTGTGATGTTGCTGAGTTAATATCAAAAAGTGTTGGGCGCTTTGAGTAAGCCACATTAACTGTACGCCCTGGAACAATAGGTGAATACACACTAAGGCTTCTTCCAAAGTTAGTGCCATCGCCAAATGCTGTTGGGTTAGCAGTACGGTCAATCTGCCATGCACGCACTGGCATCCATTCTTTAGATGGACCAATAACTGCGTGGGTTACATTTAAAATGTTTTCTACTGCATCTGGAATATCATAGGTTGTGCGAGCAGCAATGTAATTAAACTGATACTGACCAATACCAAATACCTGAGGGTATATGGAGTTAAGGCTGTCATTGATAGCCTTCTTGATTTCATAGCGTGGAAATACTGGAGCAACAATTATTTTAGCCAAGTTACTATGCGCTACAGCAACTGAGCCACGCTGCCCACGACCCCAAGGGGCAAGAGTAAGTACATTGTCAATGTTGTTGGTGCTATTGACATACATTAACTCATCATCAATTTGAATAAAGCCACGGCTAACTACGCTTGCATCATTAACTGAGATGCTAGTGGCTGTGCCATTTGTAACAGCAGCAGTAAGCCAAGTAGTTGATTCTGTGTTCATGCTGTAGCCGTGGAGAAGTGTCTCAATACGGTCAGTCATCTGTTCTAAGGTACTCACAGGTTAATGCTCCTTAACGCTGACACGGCTGACTTACCAGTGGTACTAGCAAGTTCATTACATACTGCATTTAAACCTTTATAGTTATTTGGTTGACGAGTTGAATCAGCCTTGTAATTAAGCGCACCTAACAAGTCTTTGCCAGTGGTACCAGCCCATCGGTTGGCTGCTCCTGGTGCTTCAAGAAAAGCAGTACGGGCTGGGTATGTGCCAGCATTGGCAAGTCTGTTTAATTCAGCAACGAGCGTAGAGCCATCGTAACCTGTAGCCATAATTACCACTTCACCTTGTCTGCCCAATACGCTGCGCTCATTGGACCTTTAGCAATGTTCTTAGCGTGACGAGCCTTAAATGATTTTTGTCGTGCTGTTGGAGTTTTATCTCCAGTAACACCCTGTTGACCAAAGCGAATAGTTTTAACCTGGTCACCAGATTTAGCCACAACTACATGTGACTTTGTTGGATGACTTGGTGTGCGCTTAGGCTTATTAAAACCAGCCACTCCTGCTCGCTTTAGTCTAGGGTCTGTCATTTTTTCCTTTAACCTTACTTCTGTCCAAGAGTAGTAGGCGAATTAACTGGGGCACCCTTGATACCATAAGGGTTAACTGTTCCAAAGTTGTCATCTTGATTTGTCTGTGCACTTCCGCATCCGCATTGTTTACACATAATTACTTACCCTTTTTCTTCATCATCATTGCCATACCAACTCTAGTTTCACGAGCCTTTTCACCTTTAGATTCAGGCTTCTTCATTTCAGCCTTCTTTGTTTTGGCTGGTTCTTTCTTTTCAAACATTGCGTATGCTGCCTTTTTTGAAACTTTCTTTGCTGCTGCCATTTTATTTCCCCTTTTGTGTCTTAAGTTGTAATTCTCCACCGACATAGATGTTGTACTCGGCAGAAATTTGGATAGCACGCTCGGCTATAGACTGAGCATTTGTTATGCTTTGTTCATTTGCTGCTAGTGCAGCCAAGGCTCCCAAGGCAAGTTCTCCGCCTGAGCCAATGGCATATAAGCCACGGTCATCTCGCATCCAGCCAAAGCCAGAATCTATTTGATAGATGGTTGCGTTGATACAAAGCAACATATCAAAGCCAGCATCTTTATCTTCTTTGTTATTGGGGTTATAGTTGTAAGCAACGCAGGCTGCCTTAAACGATGGCAATACCTTTGTCATTACAAAATCATTAGTGCTCATGGTCTTAGATACTCGTGGTGGCATCCATAGTGAATTTGCTATGTCACCCGCTAAAGCATCCCCTGCTACGGCAAATAGATATTCGCCACGCTCGGTAACTTTGTTCATACCCTTGGCATAGAAAGGTCTGTCGTCATAGGAAGTCATGGAATCTGAGGCAAGCATTGCCCAATCTTTTCCCTGAATACCTACGATTGCAGTCATCCCTTAAATCCCCCCGTGTTTGCATCAAATGCTTTGCCAACTTTGTTGGAAACATCTATTGCTTTTTGAATTTGTTTTGTTGATGTACCTTCTGGCTGTATACCTTGGTCACGCGCAGTCTTGTAAAGATTAAGTTCTTTATTCCACTTCTTTTGTGACATTGATTCAGGTCTACCAGCATCGCCAGTACCTAATTCCAATGTAGCAATCTTGCAACCAAAGCACCCTTCAACAAACTCAGGGTGTGTAGTTCTTTGATGTAGGCTCATAGTGGTGTTATGTTCTCCCCATATACGCCACCGATAGAAGCATCGGTTAAGCGATTCTTAGTTGCTTCATTGATAATGTATTCATGTCCACCTAGGTAATGTTCGCTAGATGCTGCAATATCTGTTTGAGCGGGGAAACGATAACTTGAGTACTGTCCATCAATCATTAAGACAGAAACTCCACGGTGGATACCGTAACGAATAAACAGTCTGTCCCACGCAATCGGGGTTTCAAATACTGTGGGTGGTACGAACTTGTACTCTGCCATTTATTCTCCTTATTGGGTGTAGAGGGAGCGGATTGCTCCGCCCCCTCCACTATCAAATTATGACTGGATTGATGAACCAGTCTCAATGCGGTACAACGCAGCCTGACGGTATAGTGAGAATCCAAGGACTCCGTACCAACCGATAGGGCGGAAACGCATCAAGCGGTCAACGACTGGTCCGATGATAACATTTGGCTCCTGTGCAACTGCCTCAGCAAGTGCTTGCTTTCCAGCAAGAATTGTGCGGTAGTTAGCAACTACTGGAGTTACTGTTACAACGGTTGTCGCTGTCACTGCTGCTGTGTTAGCAGTATCAACAGTGATTGTGGTTGTTGAACCTGATGTAACCAAAGATGTAATCTTTGCACCAGATGCAATACCTGTACCTGAAATCTTATCTCCTGCTTCTGCAGAAGTAGCGATAACAGATGAAGAAGCAACACCAAAGGTGTAGCCTGATGAAGTACCTGCGACTGTTACTGCAGTTGTAGCAAGTGCTGACTGGTCAGCGCCATCTACACCACGGTACATACGAGGAGTTTCAATGAACATTGCACCTTCGTAGGTTCCAATGTTTCCAGCCCAGAACTGTCCCTGACCTGTTTCTGCATACTTGTGCATGTCCATCCAGCCACCAGCACCAGTTTCAGCACGAAGGTCGTGTGAGATTTCTGGGTGGATACCTGTCCAGTAAAGGCTTCCCTCACGAGGAACAGCCTTGTTAGCACGAAGTTTTGCAACTGCTCTACGGATGTTAGCAGCAGTGATTGTGTCAGTTGCTGTAACTGTAGCAGTTGAAGTACGAGCGGTTGAAGATGCTGAGTAAATAACATTTGTTCCGCCACGCAATGTTTCCATAGCCAACTTATCTAGTGAGTCTGCCATGTTGTAAGCGATGATGTCTGCAACTGCAGGGTCAACATCTGATAGTGAGAATAGTTGCAACTTACGAGTTACAAGTGAAGCGTTACCGTATTCGGCAAGTGTCACTGCAACTGTGGTTACATCTGATAGTGCTACTGCATCTGGGTCAGTTGTTTCTGATGAGAGTGCAGAAGTTACTGCAGCCAAG